TTAGATGATAATGATTCAAATGATGAGTTAGATGATAATGATTCAAATGATGAGTTAGATGATGATGATTCAAATGATGAGTTAGATGATAATGATTCAAATGATGAGTTAGATCGTGAAGCATTAAAAACAAAAGCTACTGATTTAGGTATTGACTTTCAAGCTAATATCCGTACAAGTAAATTAAAAAGACTTATTGAAGCTGAAGAAGCAAAGTAGTTTTATAGCATCCTTATTATGAGGGTGTGACTAAATCTATTTAAAGGGTGTAACACAATGAAAAAAATCATAATATTACTATTAGTACTATTTAGTTTATCTGTACAAGCAAGTAGTTTTCAATGGGGTAATATATGGTTTAACACCTCTCAAGATGATAACAATGTACATACATTAAAAACAGCCTTAACGGACGGCTCAGGGAACCCAATTGGTTCACTAAATGGTGCAATTGATGTTCACGATGCAGATGTTCATGATGAAGTGGTTAATGAGTATTTTCATAGGCATACGGGCGTATCAGATACAATAGCTGTAGCAAGTGCAAAACAAGATACTAACATAACAGTAGTCAACGGTGCTTTATTTGCAGTAGGTAATGAGATACAATTATCTAATGGTTCAGAGAGTACAACATTCCCTAAGATAACAGCTATTGCCACACACGTTTTAATACTTGATAGACCTTTAGATTTTGCTTATGAAGTTAATGCAACGGTTGAAATCGTATCAACAAATATGGCAGTATTAGGCTCACTTACTAACCCTATTTCTTTTAAAGCGGAACCTAGCTCAGATGAACTTTGGCACGTTATAAGGTTTTTGTTTTCTATGACTCACGCTACAGCAGGGGATTTAGGTTTATTTGGAAATGCAGCAGCTCTAACAAACGGGGTAGTATTAAGATTATATAAAGCTGAATTTGACCAATACAGGACTTTTACTTTATGGAAAACAAACAGCGATATAAAAGACAATATGTATAATGTTGATTTTGATACACGCTCTACGGGAGGAGGCACTTATGGAACTACAGGAAGAGGCTCAATAAAAATAGGAACGGGCGCAGTCCCTAAAGTTGATGGGTCAAAAAGTGATTTTATAGAGATGTTAATACAAGACGACTTAACGGGATTGATATCATTTAAACAAAAAATTCAAGGTCATATAGAAGGACAATAAAAATGGCAACTATAATAGTAGGTACAAACTCATACGTAACGGTAGCGGAACTTGAAACATATGCAAGTGATAGAGGTATAACGATTACAGCTAGTGATAAAACTGTATTACTTATAAAAGCTATGGATTATATAGAAACACGTAACTATATAAGTTATAAGACAGTATCTACACAAGCTTTAGAGTTTCCTAGGTATTTATGCTCTATGTATAGTTACGATTGTGAATATGATAATGATGAAGTGCCTGACGATATTAAAAAAGCTCAAATAGTAGCTGCCCTTTTAATAGATGAGGGTAATGAGTTACAAGCTACTACTACTCAAACGGTTAAACGCGAAAAGGTAGACGTACTTGAAGTGGAATATATGGATAACTCTTCACAAGCTAACTCATATACCTCTTTGAATGATCTACTAAACCCTTTTTTAGCTTATGCTGGTCTTAGAGGTGTACGTATTTAATTTATGCTATAATTAGACACTTTAAAATATAAGGATATACACATGGCAACAATCGTAGCAACAGATGCAACAGGTTCAGGTGGAGCAGCAGTAACGGAAACTACTCTAACAGCTTCAGATACATTCACGTATACAGGTAAAGATAATCAATATCTTATTCTTAGAAATGCCTCAGCTGGGGCTTTAACTCCTAATATTTTAGGTGATGGTGTTACTACTGTTTCAGTAGCAGGTGCTGGGAATATAGATTTATCAGCGGGTTATACAACTGCCTCTATAGGTGTTGGTGAGACATTAGCTATTAGAACTAGTACTATTGAAAAGTATCTAACGGGTACTATTGAAATTACTGGCGGTACTGATATTGAAGCTTCACTTTTAGAGTATTAATATCATGCCTAAATTTGACTATACTAATCTTAGAAATACAGCAATAAGATTAATAGCTAAGTTTGGGCGAACAGTTACTAAAAAAGCTGTTACGAGTTCTGGTACTGCATGGAACCCGACACAGTCAAAAATAGATACTCCTTTAATAGGTGCTTTTGTCAATTTCTCTAAAAATGAGATTGACGGGACCCTAATAAAAGCAACAGATAAAAAATTACTTACTTATGATGCATTAATATTGACTGATAGAATCTTAGATGATAGCATTGAATATTCAATAATCTCAGTAGCTGTAATAAACCCAGGAGACACTAAACTTATATATATCGTACAACTAAGGCGATAATATGGGTTTTAGTGAAGGTATAGCAGGTTATGCTAAAAAAACTAAACTTAGTATAAATCAAGCAGTAGTTAGCATTAACTCTCAAATATCAGTAGCTATTATTAAAAATACACCCTCAGATAAAGGTAGAGCAAGAGGTAACTGGGATGCCTCTCTTGACACCCCCTCGAACTCTATTACAAGTAATACAAATGAAAGTATAGCTATAGCAAATGCCCTTAGTAAAGCAAAAAGTTCAGCAGGTAAAGTCTTTTATTTCACTAACAATTTACCTTATATAAGACATTTAGAGTATGGTATGTACCCATCTCCTAGTAAAACAGGTAAGACAATCGGGGGTTTTTCAATACAAGCCCCTCAAGGTATGGTACGGGTTGCTATTAAAAACGCTAATACAGCACTAAGAAAATTTAGAACTTCAAAATAAAGGTATTACCATGAATCAAACACAACTATTAGAGTCTATATTTACTTATGTATCTACAATATCAAACATACCAAAAGTCTTTTACCCTAATGTAAAACAAACAAATATCCCTGATGAATATGTGATTATTAATGTAATACCTACAAAGCCAGATGATATAGGATTACGTCAAGTTACTATGAATACGGGACTTATTCAAATAGATGTAATGACTTTAGACAGTATAGGGGAGATAAGAGCCTCAGAGATAGCACAGTTAATAATTAATGCTTTTCCTAGAAACACAGTTATACCTACATCACTTATAAGAATAGATAAAACACCTTACGCTTCTATGGGTTTATCGGATGGAAACGGTCATTATAAAGTACCTGTTACTATAGAATATAATAAGGTAACGGCTTAATATTTGTTTTTTCTATTATATATGTTATAATTGTGGAAATTAAAATAAGGATTACATCATGGCAGTAACAAGTGCAGACTTAGTAACAATGGCAGGGGGTAAACTCCACATTTCGGCTGGACTACCAGCTACACACGATGCGGCAGGTTTTGTAGCTTTAACTTTTACAGAGGTAGGCGGTGCAACTGATTTACCTGCAGTAGGGGCTTCAGCTAACTTAGTATCTTATGATCTATTAGCAGAGGGTTATACATCTAAACGTAAAGGTCAAAAACAATATGGTGCAGGTACTTGTAATTATGCAACTGTTCCTAGTGATGCAGGTCAAGTAATTGTGGATGCTGCTGTATTGGCTGATGCTGAATACTCATTTAAGATAGAGTATAGTGATGGTTCAATAGATTATGCTCAGGGTCTTGTGATGGGTTCACCTAAAAACAACGGTACAGCAGATACTATTCAAGCTAATGCTATGGCTATTGAGTGGACTTCTACAGTTGTATATGTGGCGGCTCCATAATGGATATTTTATCAGTTGCAATTAGTGATACTTCAAAATTAACGGTAAGACACCCTATGACGGGTGTTGATACGGATATAGTTATTGAAGTATTTAGCAGGGATTCGGTTGCGTATAAAACAGCAACTAGTGCTATCTCTAAGAAATTCCGTAAACGTAAAGATGTAACATTAGAAGAGCGTGAGACTGCTGCTATTGAGTTACTAGGTAACGTTACTAAGGGGTGGACCAACTTAGAAGAAAAGGGTAAAAAACTTTCTTTTAGTATAGCTAACGCTATTCGTATATATACAGAGCTTCCATGGTTACGTAATCAAATTGATGCGTTTATAGGTGATGAACAGAATTTTTTGGACGAAGCAAAGACCAACTAAGTTTATACGTAAAACATCTAGCTTGGTTAAATGTAAAACCTGAGAAACTAAACGCTACAAGGGAGATATTTCTTGTAGCTAGTGGTAATGAAAGGCTTTTAGAATCTCCTGATATAGAAGGTTTTGAATATCTTGTACACTACTTACAGGACTTAGGTTATACAGATAGTGAAGGTAACGGTATATCTTATCAAGAGATTGAAAGTTATTGTAATTTAACGGGTGTATTATTATCCTCTTGGGATGCTTCTACCCTTAAACTGTTATCATCTGATTTCGCATCACAATTACAAAAAAAAGATGTGAACGATGAGACACCTTATAAACACGATTAGAGAGGTATAAAATGGCGGATATTCACTCACTTGTATTAAAGTCAGATTCTACACAGATAAAACAATCATCTAATGATTTGGACAAACTCTCTAATGCTGCCAAAAAAGCTGATAATTCATCAAATAACTTCAGTAAGACTACTAAAAATACTACACAATCCCTACTAGGTATGAAAACAGTTGTTACTTCTTTAATAGCCGTATTAGGTGTAGATAAAGTAATAAAATACGCTGATTCTTGGAGTCTTGTAAATAGCAGATTACAGTTAGCTACAGATTCTACAGTGGAATTTTCAAAGGCTCAAAGTGAACTTTTTGAAATTGCACAAGATACGAGACAGGAGTTTACTGCTACTGCTGATCTATATTCACGAATGGCACGGGCTACAAAATCATTAGGGGTAAGTCAAAATGACTTATTAACTGTTACTAACTCAGTAAATCAAGCCCTTGTAGTCTCAGGTGCATCGGCACAAGAAGCGTCAAGTGTAATTACTCAACTAGGTCAGGGTTTAGCAAGTGGTGTTCTAAGAGGGGAAGAGTTTAACTCTATCATGGAGAATGGTAGCCGTGTTGCTCTTGCATTAGCTGATTCTATAGGTGTAGGTCTGGGCGAATTAAGAGCGATGGCGAAAGATGGTAAATTAACCTCAGAAGTTGTTGTTAAAGCACTTACAGATCAAGCGGGTGCGATTGATAGCGAATTTAATCGGATGGCTGTAACGGTTTCTCAAAGTTGGACTACAGTAGGTAATTCCATAATGCAAACGGTTGGTAATTTAGATGATGCTACTAGTGCTTCATCTTCACTTGCAAGTAAGATAATGGACTTTTCGGGGCTTATAGATGATAATCAAGATGCTATAATTGATTTTGGTATAGCTACAGTTGCTACAATTGATAAAATAATAGATGGTTTTGATTTACTACAAGAGACAGCTGAGTTTGGTATAGAGAGTATAATACTAGTACCTCAGATAGGATTACAAAAGTTTATAGGTGTAATAAATAAGCAAATACTAGATATAAAAGAGGCGGCTAATAGTGTAGCTAGAGCTGTAGGTAAAGATGCATTATTTGATAATCAAAGTATCTTAAATAGTATAGCTGCTATTGATAAAGCTAGAATTAAAGAAATACTCCTTTATCAACAACTGAAAAAAGAAGCTAAAGAAGTAAAAGTATCTTTTGATGAATGGAATGTGTCTATAGATGAACGTATATCTAAACTTGTAAAAGAAAATAAAGAGCGTGAGCGTAGAAAAGATATAGATTTAGCATGGGCTAAAGCCGTTAAAGAATTTGATGCATATGATCCTGATTTTGATGATGCTCCTATGGAAGATAGAACAAAAGCAGAGCAGGGCTTTTTAGATTGGTATGATGACCAGTGGACAGAATTAAATAAAACTCTTGCTCAACAAATGGGGGAATCACTAGAGGATGAAATACATAGTGCTTTTAGTAACATTAGAGATTTTGATGATTTTACGGATGCTCTAGGTAGTGCTGTAAGTAGTTCCCTGTCTAATGTAATGGCTCAGGCAGCATCACAATATATAGGTTTAATGAGTGGAAGTTCAATACTTGGTGCTTTAGGTGGTGGGTTAGTTGGTGGTGGTGTTGGTATGATAGCAAGTTCACTATTTGGTGGCGATAACGGTCAATCCTCAGCAGAAAAAGCACAAGACAAATTAAATGAGTTTTTAGATGGTTTAGACAAAGCTAGTCAAGCATTAATGGCCTTTGGAAATGTTGGTAGTGCTGTAGGTGGAACAATAGAAGAACTACAGACGGAAATATCAACAGAGGGAGTAAATCTTTCAGAGCTAAGTGGTGTTTTAACAGAGATAAAAAGTGGCGGAATAAGAAGAGATGAACTACTAGAAGAGTTCGGGTATAATCAGTTAAAAGATAGAATCGAAGCATCTAAAGGCTTAATCGCAGATTATGAAGAAGAACTTTCAGACGTAATAACATCATCACTAGCAGATACACTAGAAATAGCATCATTAACGGCTACGCAAATAGATAATTTAGTTTCTAGTATAGATATTACCACAATGGAAGCTTATGACGCAAGACTAAATGATATTGCTTTAGCTATGAAGTTAAACACTGCAAGTGCGGATGACATAACAGAAGCTACTGAAATATTAAGTAATACAAACTACCAATACTACAAAGACGTTGAAGAAGCAATAGAGATACAAAAAAAGAATAATGAAGTTTTAGAAGAAACAAAAGACTTATCAGCAGAAGAAAACGAATCACTTAAAGAACGAATGGCTTTTACTTGGAGATTAAATAGTGCAGTTGGGACATTAGCTCTAACTAGACAGATGGAATTAGATGCTACCGATGCTTCAAACAGAGAGCTTTTAAAATCAATACACGCTCAAGAAGATATACAAGCAGTTTTAGCAGAAAGAATACCTTTAGAAGATGAACTTGCAAGAGTTGGATTAAGCAATATTGAATTAAGAGAATTAGACATACTTCTAATAAATGAAGAAAATAGGGGTTTACAGAGTTCTATATGGGCTAAAGAAGATGCAATTGAAGCAGAATTAGAAATGCAGAGAGTTGTAGCAAAAGCACAAGAAGATTTAATAAATCGTCAAATAGATGGGTATAAAGAGCAAGAGACTGCATTGAATGATTATTTATCCTCTGTTATGACAAATATATCATCACTAGAGGGTGCATTAAGTTCAACACAAGGTATTATCGGAGACCTTAGAGGCTCAGACTTTCAACTGCAAGAGTTTTATGAATCTATGTCAAGAACTCAATCACTATCATCAGGTGGCGACTTTGAGGCATTTGCTAAATCGCTACAAGAAACAACTTCTATGGCTGATGTACTGAGCGACATAGGTGCTTTTGGAGATGTTGAAAGGGATATGCTTTTTGCTCAAGGAGTAGTAGCTAATCAGTTCGAAGCATTAGAGAGTACTACTTTAGAGCAGATAGACTATCTAAAAATGATAGAAGAAAACACAAGTAATTCATTAACTAAACTAGATAGTCAAATAGAAAAATTAAGTGAACAATTAGCAGCCCTTAGCGATATTGATAATAGTGTCGCAGATGTTGATTCGTCAGTTATAGATAATAGTTCAATTGATACAACATTAGTTGAAGATGCAACGGGTTCACTTGATGGTATCGATTCTAACACAGATGGACTAGATGCAGCCAATAGCTCATCTTGGACGCAGATGGATTCTCTGACAAGACAAGGAGCGAGAATTGCTTTTGCTACAGAAGATGCGGTAAGCACAGACTACGATAGCATAAAAACAAGTAATCAAGCTATTCGTGCAATGATGCGATTCCAAAACAGTAGATGGGGTTGGTCTGGAAATGGTTCGGAACAACTACAACAGTTTGCCGTTGGTACAACTAGCGTATCACATGATATGAATGCAAGAGTGCATCAAGGCGAAATAATCGTACCTAGTAACTTTAGTGATGGGTTAAGAGGTGGAGATTTAACAATGGGTAATCAAACTGAAGTTATAGTAGAATTAAAAAAGAACAATCAAATGATGTCTGCACAAAATCAAATACTAAGAAAACTGCTAGTAAACAATAAAGAGACACTAGACGAAACGGAGTTAACAAACACAACCTTAACTAAACAAGGAGCAGCATAATGGCATTTAATACAATAGGCGGAATACAAATAAAAGCAGGGGATACTCTAACTGCGAGTATGATGAACTCTTCAGTGGTCACGCTTAGGTTAACAAGAGGTGTAGTTCAATATCAATACCCACTATTGCAAAATGGAAGCATAGAGGAAATAGATGGCAAAACACAACAGCTTAGAACCACAGTCAGAGGGGCAAGGGTCACAATAACTGATACAGCAAACCCAGCAATAGGGGATTATCCAACAGAATCAGCAGTATGGGAAATAGGTGCACTGAATGATATAACACACTCATCAACAAAGTCATATAAGTTTGACGATGATGCAACAATAATGTATGGGATAGCATAATGAAGTTAATAGAATCAATAGTTAACAAAATCACAAGAAGCAATATAGTGGCTCTTTTTCCTCAGTGGAGTCCAACAACAACATACGAGACAGAAGTGGGCATACCAAATGAAAATGCAACCTATAAGTCAGTAGCAGTATATGAAAACTACCAATACAGATCAACCTTAGAGGGAAACTTAAACAATAATCCAATAGAAACTCTAGGTACAAAATGGATAGAGTGGGTAGTAGCCAATATCTACGCAATGTTAGATTTCAAAAAAGATACCCAATCAACATGGGAAAATGATGGAATAGCAGAGTTTATAAAAGAAGGTGCAGATACCCTAATAGTAGGAAATGTAAAAGCAGGAACAGTAGTAGTAAATATATTAAGTCCGAAACATGGTGTACTTGACGGTTTAGTGCTTACGCTCACAGGAACAAACACATATAATCTAACTAAAGGTAGCTGGTATGCTCAAAATGTCTACACAAAACAAAATGTAAACTGGGTTTTTGATAATACAAGACTGACAGCAAATAGAGATAATTATATTTACCCAGAGTATACAAATACGAGGGGTAATACAGACGGGGCTAGTGTCATTGAGATAGTAGGAAAGAAAGCCTATATAGTAAGCAACGCAACGGGAGCGTTTACAATATTAGATATAACTAATGTGACTTCTATGGTAGAGATAGGTACATTTACGTCTTTAAATTTAATAGGCTCAAAAAATATTGCAATAGATGGAACCGAAGCTTACGTAGTTAGTGGTACAAGTGTAGTTGTAATAGACATTTCCAACGAATCTGAATTAAAAGAATTAAGCATTTTTACTTCTGCAAACATAGATGGTGCAAGTGGAATCGCCATTAATAGTACAGTTGCCTACGTTGTTAGCTCTATTTCCGATTCAATAACATCCATTGATATATCAACTCCTGCAGCTTTAGAGGAATTGCATAGTATCACTTCTGCAAACCTAAATGGTGCAACAGATATCGTAATAAATGGAACCGAAGCTTATGTAGTAGCGGGTCAAGCGGGTTCTATAACTTCTATAGATATTACAGCCCCAACAGCTTTATCGGAGCTAGATAGCTACTCATCTGTTCGTATGCTAGGTAATACAATCTCAATAGCAATATTTAGCTCATTTGCTTTCGTTGTAGCTGGTCAAACTGGTTTTATAACTTCTATAAGTATTACAACACCAACAGCTTTGTCAGAGCTAGATAGCTACTCATCTATTCGTATGCTAGGCGATACACTCTCAATAGCAATATCTGGGACAGTTGCTTTCGTTGCATCCGACCAAACGGGTGCTATAACTTCTATAAATCTCGCCACACCAACAGCTCTACATAGTTTTGATTCCATATTTAATGAAAATCTAAAGGGTGCTCATAGTATTGCAATATCTGGCACGGAAGCTTATGTTGCAGCTTCTGACTCCGATTTAATAACCGCTATTGATATCTCAAATCCATCATCTTTAGTAGAAACAAGCCACTTTCCAGAAACATCAGTAAAAGTAATCTCCGTACCAGTAGGATACGACCAACCAACTACACCAGATGGAGACATAGCAATATGGATGATAACTACTGATTCTACTAATTTATTTGTATCACAAACCGATTTACGAGTCACAGAAACAGATGAAATACTAGATGGATATACTCAAATAAAAACATTCTATAATAGTGGGGCAGGAGCAGCGATATTCACATTACCAAACATAGGGGAAATTGTAAGAGTAGAATTTTTAGAAGCAAATTCAGCAGGTTCATCATGTGGAACTATGTTAGCAGGAATAGCACAAGATTTGGGAGATACTCTAGCAGGTGTGGCTTTCGGCAGAAAAAGAGATGGTCTTGGATGGGAGGAAACAGTTTCATTTGAAACCTTCATAGAAAAAGAAGATATGACGCAAACAGCTAATCTAGCAAAACAAGCATATGATAAAGAAGTGGCTTTTGTAATAGATCCATCGGTAGATTCAGTTCATCAAAATATGTTAATCTCAGGTAAAATAGAAAGTACATCTTATGGAATAGATAATTTCACAAAACAACATTTAAATTTTAACATAATAGGTGAAGAGTTAATATCTGAACAACCAACAGGGTTAGATACAATTCCATTCTTTGAACTAGGTGTAGACCCTTTACAAATCACAAAAGGTAGTGGAGATGCAACACACACAAGAACAACAGTTACAACTTACAGAGACAAAGACTACTTAACTCTAAAAGAAGCTGATATAGATGAAGTAGTTTATGAAAGTGCTGGAATGAGAGGTAGTTGTGCTAGTACAAATGAGTGTCCTACAGATAGTTCATTATTTGGTGTTGCTGGAACTGGAGCAGTTTCCGACACAACAACAGCAGTAGATGACACAAGCACATCTGCAACCGTTGAAGTTGGAGTAGGTGGAGCTGTAGCAAATGGTAACTATAATTCTGGTTGTAGACTACAAAAAACTGTTCAAGGAATATCTTTAGATGGATTGTCTCCAGTTACCGATGCTGTATTTATAAAAGCAATAACGGCTATCTCCACTACATATATTTTCTTTAGAGACGAAACAAATACAATCCAATTACGTCTTACTCTTGCAGCGGATGCTAATGGTATTATAACAATAACGGCTTTTGCAACTGTAGGCTCGCCTACTGATGTAAAGTATGGGATAGAAGCTTGGACTAATGGGTGGTATAGAGTTTATGGTACATTTACCTCTGGTATAGCTTTTACTTCTAGGCGAATTGTAGTTAATGCTGGTGCAGCTGAGGGGGATACTATTGCAGTTGATTTTTGGAATATAGCAGAAAAAGCATTTATGACCGCATACACACCAACAGTATCAGCACCAGTAACAACAACAGGAGACATCATATCATACGACACTGCAAGTAACATCCCAGACTTAACAGCAGATTGGTCTATGAAGTGGACGGGTACTATTTATTTTGACAGTAATTCAGGGGCAATAAATGAAGTTGTTTATAATTTCACAGATGTTAGCAATAGGTTTAGGCTTTATCAAAGAGAAGACTATCTGGCACTTGCAATAAACTCAGGAGGAGTATCAGTTAATATAGGAGTCAACATATCAAGTCTTATACCAGGGTTAGAAATAGCAGTAGAAATAAAATGTATAAATGGAATAGTAACAATGTATATAGATGGAATAGAAAAAGATTCTGATGACTTCTCAACCGTTCTTGATGTTCCTTTAGATGCTACAACATATATAGCGAGTACTGGAGCAAGCACACCAAACACAAACTCAGTAATCTACACCAAACTACACGCTTGGGAGCAACTGTAATGTATAAAGTATGTAGGGTATGCTCCACAAAAGCAGTTAATAACTCTTGTCCTAAATGTGGACACGGTTTAACTTTGATATATAAGAAAAAATAAATGAAAATATTACTGCTAATAGCTATATCTTTGTTGATTATAGGGTGTAACGGAAGTAAACCAAAGCCTAAAATATCAGATAAATCTTGTGTTATTCATATATGTGAGGAGTGCAACGATATAAACAATGTTGTAAGGTTTGAGTTATTTGAAACAAAAGCAGTATTTTACACAAACGATATTAGTTCAAATAGTGGCGCTAATATAGATTGTGAAAGCTTAGAAGTGGAGATAGTTAATGTTTAAATATAAAGACTTAACACCAGAACAAAAGAAACATATCTGTAACGGATGCGGTGGAAAAGGCGGAGTTGTAAAACCTCCAAATTTTATATTTAAAGCATCTTGTAATCATCACGATTTTTTATTTTGGATTGGTTTTAGTATAAAACATTTTTTAATTGCTAATACTAAGTTTTACAAATGGATGAGAGTAGATATTAAAGAGTCTAAAGTGAGATGGTATAAAAAAACCTATTATCATACGTGGGCATTTACTTATTATATGTTTGTGAATGCAGCTGGTGTTAAGTTCTTCCACTTTTCAGATACAAAAAAAACTTTATCAGATTTAAATGAAGAAATAGCTGATGCAAAAACAAAAAAGATGTTAGATGCGATTAAAAAAGATAATAAGGAATTGTTATGAGAAAAGCAGAAGCTATTTTAACGTTAATATTTACCTTGATAGTAGTTCCATTAGGTAGTATGTATATTGAAAAATATTTTGATGTCGTAAACTCTATAGAAAAACCTTTTAGAGATGTAAATGCAACAAAACAAGAATGTATACCAAAGCAACAACTTCCAAAGATAATTTTAACAGATAAGTAAATTGTGATATAATAATAAAAATACAACAAAAGTTATTGGAGATTTTAAGATGGAAAAATTTGTAAGCTTATTGAAAGAACTTAGACTATTTATTACATTGTTGTTCACTATGGGCGGTGTTGCGGCATTTAATAAAGATATCGCAATTCAATATGTATATGCTTACAATGCACACATATTTATACTTATAATAATAGGTATATATGTCAATCACTTTCTAAGTAACAATAGACATAAGTCATCTGAAAAAAGATTAGATTTACATCAAGAACAATTAAGCGAAATTATACTAGATAATAGTGTGAGTCAGTTAAAAGCCGAAGTAAGACAAGCTTTTAAAGATTACAATAAAATAGATGTAATAGATTTTTTAACCACTATAAAATACATTAGAGGTCTTGATGAAAGAAGAATAGCACTAGGAGTCAATTCATACACAGAGGAAATGATGAATATTTTAATATGCAAAATACGACTAGGTGCTGAGTAATGTCTTTTAAAAGGTACAATAATGATAAACTTCGATAACATAGTAATTTCAACAAAAGAACATGAGGGTTTTAGGTCTTTACCTTACATCGATCCTTTAGTGAGAGTAGATCTACAAAAAAAAGACCCTATGGCTCTTGAAATTATAGAGGAATATTTACCTCTTTTAAAGTTAACAGCTGGTTATGGAACGCTCCTTAATTTGTCGGAATTAGAAGGGACTACGCTTGTTAGAACCCGACTTATACAAACTTTTGATGAGTTAAGAAGACGAAGACCTATTATAACAAGGTTCCCTTTTGCTGTTCAAGAAGTTCTACTAGAGATGGCATATCAAATGGGTGTGTATAAATTACTAAAGTTTAAAAAGACTATTGCTTTTTTAGTAAAACAAGAATACTTAAATGCTAGTGTTGAGATGCTTGATAGTCTCTGGTATAAACAACTACATAGTTTAGATATGTTAGATGGGACAGATAGTGTAAATCGTGCTGAAAAGTTAAGTATGAGAATAGCAGCTTTAGAACCTACTACTTAGTAACTCTTTCATGTCCTCAACGGATGTGATATCACTTGCTGAGATACCTCCCGCTCTATTGATCTGTTTTATATTTCTTTTTTGTAAAGGGCTTGTAGTTCCTCCAGGTTGTTTTATCTCAGGAGCTACAAATACGCCTACTACATCTTGATGCTCAAAGAGCTTTAATACTTCCTCTTTAGTCATAGGTACGCACGCTATTATGTCAGGTACACCACTCTTATTACCTAGTATCACTTTTACGGTCCATGCACCTAATGAGTGTAGATAATCAGTTACTTTTTTTTGTCTTTTTGATTCTAGCATTATATGTGTCCTGACACAGCAGATGCTATTGATTCTATTATATCTTCCATTTGTTCCCTTACCTTACTGTTTTTTATATTACTCATTAGTTCTTCAGCTTCACGTATAAATTCAGCTTGTTCCTCTATATCCCCTAATACATCATCATAATACTCTTGTACTTTATTTTGTTCTTCTAAAGCTTCTATGTATTCAAGGTTAAACTCTGATATTTCCTTTATTTCACTATTAGATAATCTAATAGAACGTACAGGTATTCTATCTAAATATATTTTATATCTATCATTACCTATTAATTGAAATGTCATTTTAATACCTTTTCCAAATCAATGTAAGACCATGTTTACACCTAGGACACTCTCCATTAATTGCTTTTGTATTACACACTCTACATACTTGTATCTTTTTAGTTTTCATTTTAATACCTTTAACTTTTTATTTTTCTTATACCAACTAGCAGTAAAATCTTTTTTATTACTCACAGCTTCATACACATAAACATCAATACCACTCACTAAGAAGTGTATTATTACTTCACTCTCTCTAGTATGGAAGTTCATTTGTCTACCTCTTACTTGTTCATAAGTAACAGCATGAAAACCAAAAGAATAGATAACTAAATGTTCAAAATGGCTAAAGTCTACACCATCACTATTTTTACCTAATGATGCTACATGAGGGAATATCTTAGATAGATACTTTTGCTCTGGTATATAGTAAGCTAATATCATAGTATTCTCAACCTCAAAGTTATCTAAGATATATTTCACTTTAGGAATACTTTTAAATGAGTGTACTTTAGTCTTACTCTCATCAAAATCATCTACAGCATTAACAAAACCCCCTGATATTTGGTGCTTCTTTTGTAATAATTTACCTGCAGTATCCGCAAGTATCGTATAGTCATCTGGTAGTTCATAGAGCTTATCATCATCTAAGACATCATATATACGCTCTTGTCTATGAGATAAAGGGATATGATGTAGTTTATCTTGTGCAAAATATTTATGTCCCGCTTCTTCTTGTGTAATAGTCACTATTAGATGCTCTATATCTCTTTGAATCTTTTTAGTTTTACCTTTATCCCATCCCTTAGCTGTTTTAGGTTTACGCTTACGTTCATCATATCCTATTACTTTATTATAAGGTACACCGTAATCTTTATGCCACGCTGTATAGTTCTTATATTGAACAAAAGGGCTTTTACAAGATAAAGCTAAAGGGCTGTAAATACTTGCGTATGTTTCAGGTGTTGGTGTACCACTACTAAAAATAATAGGGGTGTAATAAGAGATAGGTAATATATCATACCATATAGGAGAGCGTTTTTTACCTGCATTTGATATATATCTATGAAACTCATCTATAATGATTAGATCATATTCTTTTAAATCTAAATTCTTTACTTGATGAAAGTTAGTAACTGTACAAAACGAAGGGACTGCTTTTTTTATATCTTTTAAAGCACCCTTTTTTGTTATTATAAGACAACTTTTTACATTAGCTAAAAGAGCAGCATATACAAACGCTAATGTTTTACCACTACGTACCTCACCAGCTAGTATTGCTATACCGTACTTAACGAGTTTATCATATAGTTTACGTCCTGCTCTACGTTGATGAGGTTTAGGCTTCATATTAAGCTCCCGTACTTCCAAAGCCACCGTTACGCTCATTATCAGTATCAATTCCAAATAAATAAGATTTATGCTCTAGTAGAGTTATTTGAGCTATCTTTTGGCTTTTTTTGATTTCAAATCCCTCTTTATATCCTAGTATTTCTCCATCTAAAAGTATTGGTTGAAATGGATTATGCAATCTAATCTTTATCTCATCTTCATAATCTAAATCAATCACACCTACACCATTAGCGATTACAAGTTCTTTAGATAGTGAACTTCTTAGCATTAGTTGTAGGTAGTGGGAATTTTTAAATCTCTCTACTGCTCTCTCTGTATTATCTTGAAAGTTTGCATTATTCAATCCTATTTCATTAGCAAGTTTTAAATTAACTGCTGATAATAATGCTTCTTCGTCAATCGTTACACCTAATCCTATAAGTTTAGTCTCTCCAGCACCAATAGTTACATCTTCACTAGCATATAAATCTACACAAGCACTATATTTACTTCCTCTAGTCGGTTCACACCCGTCTATTAATGTTTTAAACATCTTACAAACCTTTATACTTTCTATAAGCATGACAACAATAGTTAATCTGATGTTTACAATCGTCAATACCTCTATGTTTTATACCCTCAAAAGCAAAGTTTCTAGGTTCTACTTCAGCTATGTAAGTAAGAGTTCTAACATCTTTATCACACCAAAAAGGTAAAGGAAACACCTCACCATGTCTCTCATAAAGGTTTCTAATGATTACATTATCGAAAGTAGCACCATTACCCCATAGTGTAGCGTTATTTATATCAGTACAGTTTACAGCAAAGAAGGCATTAATCGCACTAACTACTTCAGATACAGAATGTTGTTCTAAACGCATCATAGCGTCAATAGCTTCTTTATCTTGTGTCATCCACCATCTAACAGTATTTACATCCATAACAGCGCCAAAATTAACTTGTGTGTCCCATCCTATACCTTTTTCAATCTCAGCACCTACCTCACCCGTTTTTAAATCAAACTGTACTATAGATACAGTAGTAATTAAAGCATTGTTACCCTTCCCCATTGTCTCTAAATCTATCATAAAATCTTGCATGTTAATCCTTTATTTTTTATACTTAAAGATTTTTAATCCTCTTCTTGGTCCACACCATTGATCTAACCCTACTAATCTACGTGTTAGTATAGCGTCCTCTTTAGTTAATCCTTTTGACTCATATATATCTACTGCCTCCTTAAAAGTGGCATTATCAGGTAACAAGTTTACAGATCTACCTTTAAATACACCATGTTCTATTTTTAAACCTACTCCAGTAATACCCGGAATATCATCCCCTGAGTCTCCCGCTAATGTTTGAAGTAATACAAATCTATCAGCACCCTCTTTAGAGGTCTTATACACTTTACGGTGTGATGAATGATAAAAGTAATTATTACCCTCAACACCATAGATGACATCTTTGTCCCCTGAGGCTATAGGATGGTCCCTTCTTGCATAATAAGCTACTACATCATCTGCCTCTACGCCCTCAACTATCAAACCCGTAGATTTAGCATACTTCTTTAATGCAATAAGCTCAGGGGATTGTTCTTTATCTAGTCTTTTGATTTTATACTCTGGGAATAAATCATATCTAAAGTTAGTAGAAGGTGTATATACTAATACATAATCTTTGAACAGTATCATATTACCTAATAGGCTCTCACGTTTACAATCAGCTACTACACCAGCTACAGTAGCTTCAAAAGCATCATTCAGATTAAATTCAATCTTGGTACCTATAAAAGTACCCTCTTCAATAGGAGTACAGTAATCTACATTTACAGGACTGTAAGCAGTGTAGAATACTAAACTATCAGCATCTACATATAAGGTTTTAGTAGGTGTAGGTAGTAGTGTCTCTATTTGTATCAAGTACGCACGTTCTCCGTCTATATCTACATTACCTTGCTTGATATCATCTCTTAGTTGTTTTACTCTTTTTTGTTGATCTAATGTCATATCAAGCCTTTTTCTTTATTATTTTAAATGCTTTTACTACATCTTTTACTTGGTGTTTCATCTTTTACTGCTCCTTTTAATCTAATTCTAAATAATGAAAATGTGCTATTTGTATATACCTAGCTAAAGTATGCGATATACAGAAATCTACCATTAACGCTTGTATAAACAGGGACTTTTCTGTATATTTATCATAATCACCTTTTTTTAGTTCTATTAATACTGTTTTCATTTGGCTCATCTGTAAGCCTTTATTATTTGATCTACCTTATCTTGAGGGTATACGCCTCCGTATTCGTGACTAAACTCTATATCTACACCCATGGGTAAATCGTGATAATGAAAAATATCAGACTTACTAACCTCACGCCACCCGTATTGCATAGATTTTGACATAGCATCCCCCCAGTCTCCCATATATTTTTTAAGTATATCTCCTACTGTACTATCGTGTACCATATTAACTAATTTATTATTAGCAGCTATTAGTTTACGGTTTTTATCTCTAAAGTGAGATATTGAAACTTTTGTAGCTTCCCCTATAGAACCTTGAACGGGAATATTTAATAATTCAGTATAGCGTTTATTTCCCGTTACTCTACCTAATGCAGTTTGTACAGTATAATCACTACGTTTACACATTCTACCCGTCATATCGTGATACGCTTTAATACCCGGATGAGTTTTATAATAAAGTTCTTTAGCTCTCTCAGCTTCTTTACGTGTGAACTTAACGCCATAAGTATAATATGCGTAGTTTATAAATAGCTCAATACCCATACCAAAAAGTAAACCAAAATTTACGGCTTTTGCTGCTTGTCTTTCCTGCTTAGTAACATCTTCATATTTTACACCTGCTAACCATGTAGCTGTATCTTTATGTAAATCTAAACCATCTAAGATAGTTTCTTTCATAGTAGGTACTTTAAATATAGAACATCCCGCTATTAATTCCGCAGTAGAGTAGTCAGCATTTACCATAATACGATCACTATCTTCAGGGTAGCCGAATATATACTTTAGTTCTCTGTTTATATTTTGTATATTAGTAAAACCTTCCCTTGCGCCTCCCGTAGATGTAAATCTACCCGTTACGGCACCCGCAGCATTAAAAAAAGTACGTATTCTGTCATGACCACTATATTTTTTTTCTAAATCTTGTAATCGTGTACGGTGTTTTCTAGCATTTAAGATATGTTTAGCATCTGGATTACCCTCTATATCTAATTTTTTAAGTGTTTGTTCATCTGCTTTTGGCGTACCTAGATACTCTTTTAGTTTAGGGCTTTTTACATTCAACCCTTTAGGTAGAAATCTCATGTGATGTCTATAATTTCTATGTGATCTACGTGTAGCCTTTTCTAATCTATTAGTATCTACAGGCATACCTTCATATTGATATACTAAGGCATCTTTTTGAGCTTGTATATCTGCTTTATAGGCTTTGTTGTCATTTAATACTCTTTGTATTTGTCTCTTTTTCCACATTTGAGCTAAACCTATAGTATCAGCTGCTGCATATTGTAGTTGTTCTGATGTGAAGGTACGAGAGTTTTTACACTTAGCACTAGTGAAAGATTTACCCATAGCTGATTTAGTCATGTATCTATCTTTTTTATTAGGATAAGTTACCCCTAAATGCTCTTTGATATCTCTAACCCAGTCATGACAAGTAATCCCTAGATGCTCTTCTACAGTTCCTAAATCGTGGCTCTCTAATAAAGGATAAGCTGTTTTAGCAGCATAAAAAAGATCATCATAATGTTCAGGGCTAATCTCTAAAGTACCTAAATCATAAGAAGCGTTATACCATACAGTATGATTCTTCATAATAAGTTTTTGTAACCAAGTCTCATTAGGGTACCTTACTACTACAGGAGTAGCCCATCCCTCTTGATACATCTGAAATAAACACGTATCTATGTATAAACCGTGTCCCTCTATGTCACAAAATAGAGGCTCATTAGGTTCTATAAATACATCGTATTCTTCATCCGTTAATAAATATTCTATATATTTACTCATAATCTAACCTTTCTAACAATCTCTTTACATTGATATGATGGGGTAGGTAACTTCACTTTTGTAACCTTAGCTACTGTATTTATTGTAGGTGTAGGTACTACTACAAAATCCCCTACTTTTATACTTCTTTTACATATATAAGTATAATCTTTTGTGAAATCTGAATGAAACTGTACTGATATGAACATAACTATCTCCCATCTCTATATAATAATTTATACTCAAAACTACATACTATCTCATTAGTTTCATTTTGCTCAAACTTAGAGGGATAAAACTTTATTAACTCTTTGTCATCTAACATAAAAGTATGTTTACCATGAACACCTGTATATAAATATTCTATTCTATCTTTTACCTCAGAGTATTTATATACTTTACCAGTTATCTCTTCTATAGTCTGCATAATAACGGACTTTTTTAAGTCTTTTAGGTACTTAGATGCTTTTAATAATGTAGCTTCATAGCTTACCGTTATAGGTTTTATATATTCTATTATCATCTTAATGCCTTTTTAAAATATTTTTTTGCTTGGTTGAGTGATTTAATATTAGCTACATTTCTCTCAGCATGACCTACTGATTTAGGTTGGTTTAAAGGGGCTAATATTCTATTATATGTATTACTCACTTTTTACCCCTCTGGTACATCCAAAACTAGATGTATTATGTTTATTTTGTTTCTCATATATCTCTTTACTACAATAGTATTTATTTGTATAATGTAATACTTTTTTACCAAAATAACAGAATTTACAAGTACTCATTTTAAGCTCCTTATATTAACTTAGTCAGACACCCCGAAGGGTGACTTATAAATTAAACTCTACGTGATCTACGTGTACGACCAGATGGTTTTTCATCTTCAGGTTCATCGTCTTTATCTCTACGACTTCTACGTGAACGCTTAGGTGCTTCTTCTTTTACCTCTTCATCTTTTTTAAGTTGGGGTGTATTAAAACCTTTGAAACTACCTCCTCCTTCCATAGCTTGTACATCTTCTTCAAACTCATAAGGTACAAAGTCAGCTATTTGAACACCCGTAAGCCATATAGTAGCCCCGTAGTCTTTACCTTGCTCCCATACAGTCATACTACCAAACAGTTTACCAGTTGAGCCTTTACCTATACCTGTACCTTCAGGTAAAGATACCTTATCCCCTTGTGAGTCATACACATTGATAACTCTATCATTTACTACACCGTTTCTATCCGTAATCTCAGTAGAAGCTTTTGCATATAACCATATTTTACCTTGTGGTACACCGTCGTAATCGTCATGTGTTTGATAAGGTAATTTAGTAAGCTCACCTTTTCTAGGTGCGTTATCTTCAATATAATCATCTATCTCATCCATGATAGGACCAGCATCGGCTTCATCTAACTCTAAAGTAACTACATACTCATAAGTAACCTCTTTAGTGTTTTTGTTTTCGATACCTTGACCTGTAACAGCAGCGAATGTATAACTCCCTTTAGGACATAACTCACTATTTATTTTCAATGATTCAGTAGCCATAATATTAATCCCTTCTTGTTCTACGTGTACGCTCTTGTTTAGGAGGGTTCACTTTTAAATCGTACTCTTTGTACACATCTGAATCAGCACCAGCCTCATCACTTAACTCAGCTAAAAATTTAACTGTATCTTTCATATCATTATCAGCAAGAGCAGCGTCAATATCTTCACATATCTCAGCTACTATATTGTCATCCGCTACTTCATCTTCAGCAGTCTCAGGCTCTTTATTACTCTCATTA